GAGCTGACACACGCCTATATCAAAATTTTGACTTTGGTTACTTTGTGACCACCTTGTATTACACTAAGAGCAAACCTAAATCTGCCCTTGTGTAACACTAAGTACTGCCTTCTTATGGATAAGATGCAATAGGTTGTAATGTTCCGATACGAGAAGTACAGTCAGCGCCCTGAACCCTTACAACAGCTAACCTTGTCTTACCTGCTTCATACTTAAACTCCACCTCAGTACCTACTGGTAGTGGTGCAAAGTATAGTTGGTTTGATAGGAAGTTGTCATAAGTAACAGGGAGCTTAACCCTTGAAGGGAAAGATGAAGTAATAGAACTTGCATCAACTCCTAGGCTTGTAACTTTACGAATAGAAGCGAATCGATAAGAAACTGTTTGAAGAACTGTTGTGGTATCGCCACCACCTACTACAAGACGCATCTTAGTTGCATCTACTGGAGCTACTATGATATGTTGCTGTCTGTCTAAAGTAGAAGAAGAGTACCTGTTCAAGAAGAACATACCTACTTCTTCACCACCTTCTTTGTAGAATCTGATTGAAATAATATCAGGGCGACCTGCATTGACATCTAAATATTTCTCAATAGTAATCAAGTAAGCAGAGCCAGCTTCACAAGGTAACTCCTTAGACTGAAGTGAAGTTGAAGATGCTACATTCAAGCTAAGTGTTATCTCACCTGTTTGTTTCCTATTATACCTGTTTGCAGGAGAAGTAGAAGAGTATTTAAGTTCCCAAGAAGCACCAGAGCCAGTACCACCTACACATGAGAACATAGGGTCTTCCAACATCTCTACTGGCGACACATCTATTCCGTGCAAAGTAGAACCAAACATACGGCTACGTGCATCTGACTGATTAGTATAACCATTAATCTTGCATCGTACAAAGGAAGCACCTAGGCCATCATATTGAAGGTCATTGATAGTGCAACCAATAAATGTAGCAACATTATCTGGTTTAGTGCTTGAATCATTACACAAAAGGTATAGCTTGTTAATCTGAGAATTCATGAAAATGATACCATTCTGTTCTGGGTTACCTACATTAGGCTCAAAGTTAACAACAAGATTACCTGTGGTGTGATAGCAACCTTCTATGATAAGGTCTGTGGTTCCTTCTAAGATTGCAATGTCAGATTGTGTGTTGTTCTCAAACTCAACATCATACAAGCGACAACCTTTGGCATTCTTGAAATAAACACCCCAAGCATTTGGTCTTGATGGATCATCAGTAAAGTTGGATACTTTACAATGGCGTAAATTAGCACCATCTACCATACCAATGCGTTGCCACTCCTTAATACCTGCAACACTCTTGAAGTGAATCCCTTCAATTACAATATTACTTGGTTGAACACTTACAGGAGAGGCATTACCTTGTAATGTAATAATGGTTTTAGTTTTACCCTTACCAGATACACCAAGTAAACCTCTTGTACGGAATACATCAAAAGGATAAGTACCTTCACCAAATTCAAGTGCAACTCCACCTTCTGCCCTTACAGCTTCTAAAGCTAAAGTGTTTGCAGTAGGTGTATTATACATTGTGATACCAACATCCTCTGCCGACATTACCTTTCCTATGGAAATCAACTTCCCTTCAAGGATCTCAAGATGTCTGGTTAAAGTACCTAATTTAGTCTTAACTAAATCAGAACCTAATCTTTGCAGCATGTTACCTCCTTTCTTAAAGACTACCACCATGATAGCCCTTGAGAAAAGATGCGCGTAAAGCACGGCTAGCGCCGTGCCTACCTATTACGAGATTTGAACCTGCGTGTCTCTGCCTGCTGTAATACATGAAATACTTGTATTAGAACGACGCATACGACTTATGTAGATTCGAGCCAACTGACCTTCTTGCTGGCTTTGAGCATAGTAGTCAGTAGATACTACACCTCTTGTATTAGTATAACAATCCAAGAAGTATCCAGTTGCTCTTTGATCTTGACCTGCCAATACAGAAAGTGTACCACTATAAGGTTTAGTAGAAACACGGTCTGCTGTTATAGAAGATAATCTATAACCATAACCAGTGGCACCAAAAGCAATAGTATAGTTACCAGCGAAGGAATAATGCAAATCTGCATCTGTGATATACATGATACAGTTCTCGTGAGGAGAAGCACCATCATCACCTGCATAATAACTACCACCACCTACAATGTTCATGATACCTGCATTGTGGCAGTTGAAGCCATCATTGTTTACACTATAAGCTTTACAGTTAACTAACTCAGCATCTACGTTACTTAGATAGAAGCCATTAGCACCATAACTACCGTGAGCCTCACAGTTGTGTAATGACAACAAGCCACCACCTCTTGTGTAACTCTTGTAGTTATCAGATTGAATATGGAATGGATTATCTTTGCAACCATAGAAGTTGATACCAGATGCAGTACAGACAACACTGCCAGTAACCTGTAAGCCACGGACTGCCTCAGCAACATAAACATAAGCCAAGTCGTTCTCTGAACCGAAAGACCAGTAAATTTCTTTACTGTTATAGTCATACCAATATGTAAAGTCCTTAGCTAACACTTCTTCTTTAGACTTAACATTAGTAAGCTTATAATCACGCATTGACTTGGTTCTACCTGCTACAACCTCAACACCTAAGAATGGCTGTTTAGTACCATTACGTATTGCTTGGTCAGGATTAGTAGCCCAATCATAAGGTGCCTTGTATGTGTATCTAGGCTTATTCTGAACTTCTTCCCACCGTCCAGTACGTAGATACTTACCTAAGTAGATATTGGAATAACCACCAATAGATATAATACGAGTATTAGACGTTACAGAGAATCCAGTAACTACATTATCTTCATAGTAGTCACCTGCTTTAAGGTGAAACTCTTTAAGTGCAGTTGAGAATAATGCACGCATACTATTACGTACAAAGCTTAATCTGAACTTATCTTGAAGATAAGAAGATGCACCATCTGGTGTGATTGGTACAATACCTGATGATTTCAAGTAAGATACGTTCTGGTCTAATTGTAAGTTTAGTTTAAACTCTTCACCAAACAATACAGACTTAGTAGAAGTACCTGTTGGAGTCCATGTTGCACTATCACCAATTAAGTTGAAATGTGTACGAGCTAAGATCTTACCTTTCTGCTTAACAATTACTTTATCAATCTTATGAGCAAAAGTATAACCAGATGCAGTACGATATGCAAATGCAAAGTAAGTTCTACCACTATCTGTTAGCTTACGTAAAGGGAATCGAATATGAACCATGTTGTCAGTTAATGATACAATAGTGTGCTCACTAACAGTACCATAATTGCTTCTATCTAACCCATCACATACACCATATAGAACAAAGGCACCTTCTGCTGTTGATGTGTTAATTACATCAGGCATTTCACCATACATGTAAACATCAAAATCACCACTGTCACCTGCTTTAGCTATAAGTTCAATTTGTTGAAGACCATTTGCATTAGCACCGAAGTACATATAACTATCTTCAATAGAAGGAACAGAAGCAGTACTTGAATCAATATAGATTGGTGGTGGGTTAATAAAACCTTGGATTTCATCTACTCCACTAGCTACCCACTTACCATTACCAAAACCACCTGTAGTGCTAGGAGATGAGTTAGCAGTAACTACTTTAGGTAATTCACCTTCCCAAAGATAACGAATGTTGTTATAGATAACTTCATCATTCTTACTATCAATAGTAAAGCCAGAAGCAAAGTCACCTAGTACTTTATTAAACTCACCTCTTTGTACAGCCAAAGCACCTAAGTCTACACTACCACTTGAATGAATAAGTGTACCATTAGTTAAGCTAACAACTGTTACATTACCAAGTCTTGGTGGTAAAGCATATGACTTCTGTGTTAACTCATCATAGATAACCTTACAACCACCTAAAGATTCACCAGTTCTGGCATAGGCAACCTCTGATTGCAAACACCCAAACTTACGTGCTACTGAATCTTTATTTGTATAAATAGCAACAGAACCACGAGGTTGTGTAAATTTAGACATTAAGCCTCCTATTATTACCCAACACTCCCCATGAATGCTGGCGAATAATAGGGCGGTTAAGATACCGCCAACTATTCTATCTCTTCTATAGTGGTCTCTAAATAGGTAAACCACTGATAGTATTGGTTACGTATGTTTAGTAACCTCTTTCTAGCTCAAGAATATACAAACCTAGCTTAGTAGCATCAGGTTTATCAAAGCATACCTTGTTGTCTATTTCGTAGACATTACTTATCCTTGGCTTCACTGGCATTGGTTTGCTCTGTGTCTCTAGGCTTTGACACCCCGAAGTGAGTAGAGAACCAACCAGCAGGATTATCATTAATAATGTCAGCTTGAGTTTGTGCATTCTCTTGCTCCTTCTTAACCTTGTAAGACTTAAGCAGGCCAATAAGACCTGCCAAGATACGCAGTAGCTTATGCACAGGTAATCACTTCGCACACGATATCGGTGACAGCCTGCTCACCACCAATCTCCATGCCAAGTGCCGTACCAAGGATAGCTAAGATAAGTGCAACAGTAGCACCTACCACTTTCTTGTTCTTAAAGATCTTCTTCATGTATTCTCCTTTCCCACTCTTGTGCCATTTGTCGTAGTTACTCCACTCCTTGAAGTCACCTGCTTGACCTGCCTTGTCACGCATCTTACGACACCATTCTAAACATCTAACCCCGCCAACGAGCCTTATACCCACGAACATCAATGTGAGTAAATCGTCCTGCATAGCGACCAATGCCATACTGTTCAGGGTACTTAGTTTCTAAGTAATCAGCTACATCAGCAGGGTCAACACCTTTAACCTTGATGTCTGCTGCCTTACCAGTAAGATGCATTGAGTTACGAGCACCACCTACATTGGTGTTATGCTTAAAGCAACGGTGACCTGATGTGATAATGACAGGTTTGCCAAAGTGTTCACGTACATCAGTAATAACCTGTAGTAACTCAGCATCTACTGTGCTAGTACCACAACCACACTTACATGCAAACTCCTTACGCTTAAAATATTTGTTTAACATTAGCCACCTCAAACTGTTGGTGTAACTGCTTCACCCATTTGTGTTACATCCCACTTGTCAGTAGGTAAGTTACCACGAGCAATTGCGATATACAAAGAACCATCATCTTTAAGTACAGCAACCATAGCACCTTTCTGTTTACCAGATAAGTGTTCAATGTTGACTGGGTGGTCTTTGAGTTTCAAATCTTCTTCTTTCACAACAGGTAGTGGGATTGCAGTAGCCACTGTTTGAACAGCCTTCACACGGAAAGCTTGACCTGTTACTGTATTACCTGCACCATATTTTGCCATGTTATCTCCTATTAAACTGGGCTAATCATTCCTGCATCATCAACAGACACAGGATTCCAATTGTCAACTTCTTTACTACCAACAGCTATATAAAGTTGTAGCTTATCCTCAACCTGACTACCTAACATAGCCCCTTGTTGTTTACCAGATTTAGTTGCATCATTGATGACATCTTTTGATTTCTTAACAGAAGCATCAGCTACAACAGGAACCATTAGATGAGTAGCAACAGGTTGCTCCTGTTTACGTACAACCTTACCTGTAATAGGACTATCTGAATAGTTGTTTGCCATTATATCTCCTATTATTAATAATAAATAGAAAAGAAGAAAGAAAGGTCGGGTACTGTAGTACCCTCCCACTAGGGAATACCTAGTTACCTAGGACTACATAGGAATACCTATGACTACCTATAAATAACCTGTATTACCTTCGGCCTCCTTCTATAGTGGTCTTTAATTAATAAAGCCTTGAAATCCTTGAAGAAATTACATTTCGACTTTTAGTGTGAGAATAAGTTCCTTGACCATAAACTCTCTTCTGCATCGCCACTGAACAGTTGGTGCTTCTCCTGTAACCGTGGTCTTGTCCTGTGAAGAATTCTCTACGTCTTGCAGGGTCATGCATCATTTCCAGATAATCTCGCATCTCCTGCATTCTCAGGCGATTTATACGATTAACCTCGTCATAGTCTATCTGAGAAGTAAGTTGCCTTACAGCCCCATACAGAGCGTCTAATCGGTCATCATGACGAAGGCAACCTTTCTCCATTGTGATATTAGACATCTGTGCAAACAGACTATAACTCATACGTGTCTCAAGAGGATAATGCTGTACGCTATCAATATCTTGCTTAATCATTTCTGTGTTGAATATGATTCTGTGTGCAGATATTAATGGCTCAAGTGTATCAATGATACGTACCTCTTTCTGACCATGTGCATAATCTTCACCAATAGTCACAGGCCACTCACGCTCAAAGTATGGTTTAATTACAGCGTCATACGCACCGTGCCCCATGTTCTTCTCAATAAAGACCTCACGTACACCTGCATTCTTTGCCTCGCGTACAATGCGACTCAGAGGTTCTGAGCCATATCCGCCTTGAACACCAAACACTTTATAAACGTAAATGAATGTACCTAACAGGAATACAATTGCCACACCTGTCTCATCTCCATTCTTACCGCCACCAGCAGGGTCAATGTACATAATCTTACGTTGCACATTACGCCACTCATAAGGACGCTGTACAGCGCGATACAGGAAGTCTGATGGCTTATTTCCAAAGCGAGGTGCGTCTCCAATTAAGTTTATTGAGTCATTACTCCACACAGGCATCTCTGGTAATTGCTCTGTGCCGAATGACATCATGATTAACTGATTTAGTTTTAAAGGATATCTGTCAGCGTCCAGCAGTCTTGTATTGAGCATAAACTGTAACTGGAATTTAGCTGTACCTTGTGATACTTCCTTCTCAATAAGCTTCTCATCGTCATACATCTCAGGACAAGTAGGAGCACCTTGTGTACCATCAATACCATAACCATGACGTAAGCTAGGGTCTTCTGTCATATCCTGCTTAATCATAGGAGCTAGGAAGTCACCATAACATGCTTCTTGCTCTAAAGTAGGATAACGACCAGGCCATATACGGATTTGATAACCACGAGCAGGCAAATTGTTGTAGATAGAGTTAACACTTTGAGGTGTACCTAGGTAGATAATATCACCAAATTGGTTGATAGATTCAAACTCTTTAGTTAAATCCTCTAACAAAGCACGACCTGCTGCCGTCCTTGAGTTTTGTAATGACTCTACGTCATCTGCTAAGATAATATCTGCACGAGCACCTTGCATACCAGCTTCAATTGAGTAACATGCAACTGATGGTGATTTATCACTACCACGTAAAGTATAGTGAATCTCAAAGCCTTTTATAGAAGCTTTATCACCTGCATATATGTCAGGGAGCATAAACTCCAAGAAATCTAACCCACGGAATATTTTGATAACCCAACCTGCAATTTCCTCTGCACGCTTGGCTGTCTGTGACACAATCATAATACGCTTATGTGGTTCATGAATGATACGGAATACCGCATAGATAGCTGCAATGGTAGTCTTAGCTTGACCACGCTGTGCTTCTACCATGCGATATTTGTTACCACTAAATAAGAACTTAAGGATATCAGCTTGTACTCGATTTAAGTCAGGATTACCAGTGATTAATGTATTGATTACAACCTGAGCAAAAGAAAGAAGCCCTGCAATTGTGTACGGGAATGTTTGTTGTAACTCATGCAGGGCTTCCCATCGAGCAAGAGCTTCCGCTTGTGACTCTCTTGCTCTAGCCATTACGCCTCCTTAACGTCTGTGAAGTTAATAACCTTACCCTGAGAAGCTGCCTTAATCTGAGCTAAGCGTTTAGACAGCTTAGACTCTTCTTGTTGTACAGCAGGTGTAGCAGTAATACCATTATCTAACACCCACTTACACATAGCTCCCATATCTTTACCAGACACAAGAGCCATAGCTGCATCAGGGTCTTCTTCTATCACATCTAAAATTGCCTTTGCCTTCTTATTAAATAACTTAGTAATTGCATTATGAAGGATACCAACATCATCTTCTGATGCCGCATGTATATTATTTATGCTCATGTTTCTCCTTCCATAGTTTATATTTAGTATAAACCCAATCTCCAATCTGCAACACGGTATAAATAAATGTTGCAATAAGTACCCAGTTATCCCAACTGACACCAAGGAAGTACCCACCAGACACTAGAACAGGCGGTGCAGTCTTCACTGTGTCTACCAGTTCGGAATTAATCATACCACCTCCTTATGCTATCTTAAGTTTACCAGTCACCCTGCAAGCAGGTAGTGGTTCTGAGAAAATGATAGTATCATCTTCTACTGTGTAAACATCTTCTGGTTGGTACAGTCCATCTAGGTAAACCTCTACACTTGAGAACTTAGTACCTGTCTTAACCTTAGTCTGCCCTTCTTCTACATTACGATTAAAGTAAACCCAAGAGCTTCTGTCTGGTGAAGCAACCCTACTACCAATAAGAAGATACACTTCATCATCTCGTAGTAGTCTTTCAGCTAAGATAATTTTATTATCACGAATTAGATAAGCACCAGATATCTCATGCTGGAATACGCCATTGATAAAGACAAGAGCGCTTTCAAAATCATAAGGTGGTCTGAGTTCAGTCTCACCTCCCTTGGCTGTATATAACCAAGGAATAGTTCTGTGAGCCACGCTTGATGTAAGTGCTCTACGTAAACCATCAATAAGCACATCTTGCTGTTGGTTCCACTCTGTCTGAGTTTTATCAACCTTATCAAGTTGTCCTTTATTTACTGCATCTTTAGGTTCAGTGCCGTCACCTAAATTGATAATCTTATTATCACCCCAGTTGACATCTTGCTTTACATAATAACCTTCTGGATAGAATCCGTCTAATAACTCTTGTGCTATCTCAAGTAAGTGGATAAAAGAACCATTCAGAGACTTCATATCTAACATGACGTTTCTATCAAACTCTGCATAATTCTTCTCTTTATCTACTACACGTCTGATTCTTAGCAAAGTACCTGAACTTGGTGGTACTCTGAAAGTTATCTGATGTGTACCAGATATACTCCAACCAGTTGCAGTAACCCACTTATTACCTTCTTTACGCTCAACTAAGATATCAGAGGTACGTAAGTACCCCTTATCTGAGCCAGAGAATCGGAAAGGAAAGGTTACTTGAGTACCATTAGCTGTATGTTCAGTAAAGGTATAACTCATCAATCCTCCAATAAATCAACACTGGCTTTAGTCATTTGACCTACGCCAATTGTGTTAGCCAAAGGAACAAGGCGTCTAACCTTGTCTACTAGTTGCCGTGTAGATACATCATCATCACCACTGACATATTTGGCAAATGCTTGAGATACATCAACAGCATCACCAATTACCCCTGCACCAGCAACCAAGTCACCGAACCCTTGGGATCGGTAACCCATACGACTAGGTGCATTCATAAGTGAATCAGGAAGCAAACCAAATGTAGCCAAAGCATCACCACCAAGACCAAAGCCTGCTACTTGTGGCATCTTGTTAAATACACCAAATGACATGTTTCGCTCATCAAACTTCTCCTTGAGGAATTTGTCTCTATCGGCTCTACCTATTGCTTGCATCTGCATTTGTGTAGCATAAGAAGCATAAGCTAATAAAGTAGACCAAGCTAAGATTTGTGCTGCCTGTATCTTATCACCACGCAAATCATGGATAAGCTGTTTCTCAATAGATACAATAGAGAATGATTTAAATTGAGTAAGTGCCTTGCCCCACCATTTATTCATCCAGATACCTTCATCACCAATGAAGTGACGCTGTATCAATCTACCTGCCATACGTCTGACACCAACACCTACGATTTCTCTTAGGTCTGGTTCCATAGCATCAAAGTTCATCATACGAACCTTCTGTCCATTGTAGTCAGCATATGCAGGGTTATCATCAAAGTGACGCTTAAGTCTTTTCATAACATCTGCACTTAAGCCTACTTCATCTAGGTCTTTCTGAGGAAGTACACGTTCACCTGATAGATGTTCTTTGAGTCTTTTATTAATAGAACGAGCTACTATCTTTTCTGAGCCACCTTGAATTGCCTTAAAGCCAGACAACCACAAGTTAACACGGCTACCCATAGCAAGGCCGTTATCAATAACAGCGGACAATCTACCAAGATTATCAGCAGACTCACCAAACTCATCATGACGAATATTCCAACCAGTAAGCCAGTTATCTTCACCAATATATCCAATTAACTCCTCCATCTCTCTTAATTCAGGTTCAAGTAATTTACCTTGAGCCGTACCACCTTCACGTCCAGCACGAGAGCGTAAGAAGCGTGTAGCTGGTATTGACTTGAGTACAGTACCTAAACCCATCTTAGAGATTGCACGAGCCAATTCAGGTAACTGAGCGAAGCCCATTTGACCTAAGCGTAACAGTGTAGTCAATTCACGTACACGTCTTGTACCTCTTACGATGCCAGAATTAGGGTCAGCATCTATAGTGTTACCATAGATTAATCGCACAGAATCTCTAAGCATATCAGCCTCAGCACGTAGCTGTTTGATAGCTTTTGCATCAGAGCCAACCATATTACGACCAGCACGTTCTCCTGCATCTATTGCATTGTACACAGCTTGCCTTGTAGGGAATCCCATAGAAGCCAGAGCCGCACCACCTGCTGCCTCTTTAGTATAGTTCTCAACTATCTCACCTACGTTAGTATTAAGTAAATCTTGTACCTTCATACCATTGTACTCAGCTTGAGTGTTGATACCCATACTTGCTTTAGCACGATTAGAAATAGACTCTGCCATCTCTTTTAACTCTGTACCTTCAATGAAGTTATCAATGATGTGGTCAGGTACTTTTGCTTTCTTCAAATCTTCAATAAGCTGAGCTTGTTGTTGCTGAGAGATTACACGGTCAAAAGCTACACGACCTGATAAAGTAGAATCAGATGCACGTAGTAACTGCACTCTAGCTAAGGCATCTGCTGACTTCTTACCAAGACCATACTTACCTGTTTGATAACCTTTAGATAGTAAAGCAATAACAGCTTCATTACTACCAAGTTTATTGATAGCTTCTGTTATCTTTATACCATCATAGATAACTGGCATGTAGTCTTTTGCTGCCTTAATATCTTCAAAGCCAGCCTCACCAGCTTGCTTACGAATCTCAAGAGCTTTCTTTAACTTATCAGCCAACCCTTCTGCTGCCATCTTAACACCACGAGGTGTATCATCTGGAATACCACGAGCAATGGCTGTGTATATCTGATTATTGAAATCACGAGTTACAGCAGGATTAAGGAAGTCTATTGCTCTCAAGTTATTATCCTTGATGAACATAAAGAACCCATCATTGTATCTGTTCTTCTCAGCAGAGCGGATTATGTTAGCATTGAGGTTAGAAAGAATAGAAGCTGTCTTACCTTGATAACTACCACCCTGTGCATTCTCTAGTAGACGTAAACCAAGACCACGGAATACAGGGTTCTTTGAATTAAGAATAACAGAAGATACAGAACCTAAACCAGCCAAGTTTACTGGCTTGACATTAGAGTGCATAGCCTCACTTGCTAGTTCACTCATAAGGTCTTCCATTTTGTCTGAGAGATCAAACTGTTCACCTTGTATCTCTGAATCCTTAACACGAGCCGCAGATAATGTATCATCTCTTTGCTTAGGTGTTTCATCTGATACCTTTGCTTCTTCCTTAGCCTTCATCTCTGCATGTTGCTCTGTTGGTGTCTTAGCTCTCTTGGCTCTAATCTCCTTTAAGGCTTGTTGAACTGCACTTGTCATATCAACACGACGAGGTGGTTTATCTAAACCTAACTCTTTTAATTGTTGTTCCTTGGTTAAAGAAGTAAACCTTTTCAGTTCATCTTTAGCCTTATTGACATTCTCAGCACGAGCAAGTTTGACCTTTAACTCTTCAAGTCTTGCTGTCATATCAGCAATAGGTTCATCATACTTTCTAGCTAAGATACGCTTCTGCACATCTAGGTCTAATCGTTCTCCTTTATTCCTTGGAGCACCAACCTTAGCAGAAGCTTCGGCTAGCTCATCTATCTTGCGACCTTGCATGGTAGCTACTTCTTGTTCTAAGTTTCTTATCTCAGAACGTAAGCTAGCTTTCTCTTTACCAGACATACGTACATTGGCATTTGATTTTAAGTTATCAATGTGTCTTACAACAGACATTGTGTTATCAAAATCACTAGCCTTCATAGGAGCTACATCACGCATAGCCATGTACGCATCATACTCCATAGCTTCTCTTACAGCTTTAGATGCAGACACATCAAACTCATCAGCACCTTTAATCACTGTATCAAGCCCATCTACATCTGCTTTAGATGCATCAAATGAACCTTCATCTGCATGACCTTTAGCTCTTAGTCTTGAAACAGCACCGATAGTACCACCCATGACAACACCAAACCCCGCAGACATAAAGATATCATCTACATCTCTGTAGTAGTCGCCTTGGTTAATTATAGCCTCTAATGCGGCATTCTCCACACCTGCAAGGGTAGCCATCTTAGCTATGTTACCTATTCTTTTCAGCTTGATTGCACCAGCAACAGGAGCACCTGCAATAGAGATACCCCAACCAACAGGGTCAAACAAGGCGGCAGTCATTTGAGCACCAAAACCTTTCAAACCATTACGAGCTAGTATCTGATTTCTTTCTAAGTCAGCTTGAGCATTAGCAACTCTAAATTGCAACTCAGCCTCAGATTGTACGCCTTCTAATATTTCTCTTGATACATCAAAGCCATACTTCTTAGCTAGTTCATCTTTTGTTTCTTGGTTTACTACATAACCTTCATCAGGCTCAAACTCAGTCTGACTTCTATTAAGGGCACGTTCCATTGCTGGAATAGACCATTCATTCTCAAGTGCAGTCTCCATGACCTTATCATTAGCACGTTGTTCTTCTAACTTACGGTTAGCTTCTGCAACTTGAGAAAAGGTAGGTTGTAGAAAACGTCTGCTAGCACCAACCCAAGATTGGTTATCTAACTCAGCCATGTTACCTCCTTAAGTAATGTTATTCATAAAGACTGTCCAACATTGTTGGACAACCTTGAGTATAACACTAGTTAATCTTAATCTTACCCACTCTGGTAGATGAATGTAGACTACCTTCCTTAGCAGAATAAACTTGTAGCCAGCCATCTTTATCTATACGATTCAGATTACTTGCACTGATATCATCTTTACCAAATGCACGGCTAAACTTAACATACATAGAACCATCTTCCTTAACTTCTACTTCTGTTATCTTAGGTAAATCTTTACCCATAGCCATGTTATAAGCACTTGCTCTTCTTGCCAATAGGCCACCACTACGTTTACCTTCTGTAGATGAAGTGGCTAACATCTCAATAAAACCATCACCAAAGTTTCCAGCTTTGAATGAGGCAAGAGCACGAGGTGATTTACTGATACCACCTTTACCTAGGTTATATGTTAAGTCCATGATACCCCTCTGCACTGTAGGGTGCATCTCATCAAATGGAACCTTCCAGTCAGATGTAGTAGGTATATGTTTCTTTAAGTCCTGCTCAAGCAGTCGCATTGCTCGCTCTGGTGTTAACTCAGAACGCCCATCTTCAAAAGGAACTTTCTCATCACCAATCATAATGTAACCATTAGATTTCTCTTGTGGTGTGATGAAATGGCCATAGCCAACAGAATGACCATGCGCATCTTTGTAAGGAGTGAATACACCAGCAACCTTATCAAGACCTACATTATCTCCATTCTCTGTCTTAGCCACATAATTAATGAAGTCTGCGTTATTCTTCTTATACCCAAACTCAAAGTTAGTAGGCAAGCTAGCACCTTCTTTGAAGTCATCAGATACTAAGAAGTTAGAGATACCCATACGTGCTACTTCTTGAGCAGTTGGTGCTTTAGCTTTAAGGTAGTCTCCCCTAGCCATAGCGCCATAGCCAAAACGAGATAACTGCTGTTCCTCAAAAGCTTTCTTAGCATCTTCTCGCTCCTTAACTTTAGCATTGTAATCTTCTTGAAGAAGTTGTTGACCTTTGATATAGGATAGAGGCATAGCCTGTGTTAGTGGTATTTGAGCGGAACCACCGCGTATAACAAACATACCACGTTTCATATCCACATCATAGAATAGGTCTTTCTCTTCAAGGCCACCAGATGCATCAAGTAGCTCTTGCTTATACTTATCCATGTACAAACGTAAGGCTCTTGCTGTATCTTCTGTATTGTTGCCTGTATCTATAGTGTCTCCTAAACCACGGATATCACCACGTACCAGTACACCTTGCTTAAAGAATCCTTCTGCCATCTGTGTGTATTGAGTCTTAAGGAAAGATTCTAAGTGACGTTTGATTGTGTTATTGTTATTACCTGCAACTTTCATTACACGAGCAACATTCATTGCATCATCTAACATAATGTCACGTCCAACATCACTCATGTTATCACCTAGTGTTAACCAGCTACCACCAGCTACACTATCAACAACACCCTCTACTTCTTCACTTAACTCTTTTATAACACTACCTGAAAGATTCTTACTACGAGAAGCACGTTGAGCAAACTCAATAGACTGAGCTGTGTTCATACCAATGCGAGTAGCGAAGTCATAGTTCTCTACGAAGGCATACTCTTCATCACCCATGACTGCACGTCTTGCATCTTCTGGTATTGAATCTCTAGCCCTCATCAATGTCTGTAATGCTTCTGGTTCTACTTTCATATCAGCTAGGTTAGCAGAGGACATCTGCATCAATGAGTCATAACGAGCTTTGATATTAGGGTCTTTGATTAACTGTTGACCTAATTTCATATAACGCATTTGCTCATACCGTCCACGGATAGCTTCTGCCTCTTCACCTTGAGCACCAGTACGCGCAATCTCATCTTCTGCTAATTTAGTGTACACACCCATAATAGCTTCTGCATAAGTCTTACGGTCTTTCTCTGAGATATCCTGTAATCCCAAAGGAGATGCACCAGTACCTCTCGCTAATAAGTCTTGTAGATTTGCATTATCAGCATGTTGTTTTGCTACTTTATCAAATAGTGATTTGATTTCACTATCAGACCAAGCAGTACCACCAGACATTCTGTTATGATTTTCCATAATCTGTAGCATCTCAGACTTACTTAACTCTCCTGCCTCATAAGCTTTGATTGCTGAATCTTTCTTCTGGAATAATGTTACCTGATTCTGAGCCGCCCATGTACGGTTAGCTGATATCTCAGCAGTCATGAGTTTACCATTGCGCTCATATAAGGAGACACCTTGTGCATCTTTAAGAGACTTAGTACCATCAACTAAAGTACCATCACCAATAGATGCACGCTCCATTGCTATTTGTGCAACTAATTCTTCATATTCAGGTTTAGTTAATTGCATAGTAATAGCTTCACGTTGAAGCTGATGTAGTGCCGCATCTAATGGTTTACCAGATAAACCATCAGTAACCATAATGATACGAGAGCGCATTGCATCAGTACGCTCTTGTGCTTCTCTTTGTAACTTAGCACTTGCTCTTGCAGAGAATATCTTAGGTTGTTGCTCCATGAAAGCATTAGTGACCATCTTCATTGTATCAAGGTCACCTTGTAGCTCAGGGTATTGCTTCCATAACTTATCCTGTACACCATTACGTGAATCTACAACTAATTGCTCCCATTCCTCATCTGTACCTTGGAAACGCTTAGCTTCATCGGTTAGATAAGTTGTCTGTGAAACAACATCATTCTGTAGTTGTACAAGCATATGAGCACGAGTACCACCACGAGTTGCATCATCAGATGGTAGCAAACCTTGCATAGCACGGTCATATTGTCTAACCTTATCATCTTCAACTGCCTGATTCATAATGTCGGTGCCAACCTTAGCGAAGGCACCTGCTGCACTTAAGAGGTCAGTCACGAAAGAAGATTTACTACGGTCAAGACGAGGTGTACCAACTTGTATTGTTGAGGTAGCAGAGCCACGAGTAACACCTGTTGGTTGCACTGGTTGCAGGCCTTGTACCTCACTTCTTTCAATAGCCATATTACTCCTTATTTAAGTTTACCACCTTTAAGCATACCTATTGTACTTCGTGCAGGTCTAGACTCAAAGTAAGATTTACTCAAGTTCTTACCAATATCTGCAAATTGCAAATAAGATGTAGCTGCACTTCCTAAGCCAGACACAAGAGAACTAAATGCAGAAGGCTTATTAAACTGTTGCATAGCCATTTGACCACCAGTCTGTATAGCCTTAGCTTGGTTAATAAAACCTTGTTGTGTTCTCTCATAGTTATCTATTAACTGTGCTTGGTTTCTTCCAGCTTGTCCTGCTAAATCACCTAACATAGATGATATAGAAGCACCACCAGTACCAGATGCACCTGCTAATAATTCTACTTGTCCTTGTTGCTGTAGTAGTGATATTTGATTCTGCATTATCTGCTCGTGATGGTCTTTATTAGCAACTCGCTCCATATCAGCTAGTTGTCTATATTGCTCACGAGTGTTAATCATTTGTTGTTCCCACTGCTTCCGTTGTGCTTCTGCTAAGGCTTCTGCCTCAGTACCACCATCAAGGAAACTGGTAAGCCCACCCAAAAGTGAGCCACCCATAGCCAACAAACCAGAGTTAGAGAAGCCAGCAGTACTGCCACCTAACCAACTCATTGCAGAAGACATAGCACCACTGCTACCTAGAGCCGCAGTTGTTGCTCCTACAATTGCCATTAAACCCTCCGTTTACTAGGATTGTATGTACCTTCCCATTCTATATCTCTAAGTTGTAATGTATGAGGAGCCTTGGCAATAATGCGGTACACTACATCTGTACTCTTTGCTCTCACAGGAAACTTAAAGACACCATCAGAAGGTTTCACATAACCAACAACGTTGTTTCTAGCACCACCTCTTCTATTAGAAGCAAGTGCATATCTTACTTTGCCACTACGAATATTCTTAATAGACACTTTGAAATCAGGGTACAAATCAAGATTAAGATGAACCAACCCAACAGTAGGTACATCTATATAAGATACACGTTCCTGATTATCTTTGATAACAACTGGTGTAGGTTCAATCTCAGCTGAGTACACATAACCAACATATGCCACAGACATTGCATTCTCATCATTCATGTCAAACTGAGTATACAATCTTCTTGTCTCTGGTTCATACATAAATAAGAAAGAGCCACCAACATAACCTTCATGACCTTGAAGTAATACACACTCTAACATTGTGTCATTATCAACATCATAAGGTAATGGTGATGATTTCCATACATCATTAGCATGGTCATATTTAAAGTCAACCTTAACTTGTCTGTCTAATCTAACTCTATCTTGTAAACCTTCTGGCAGTGCATCTCCTAAGTCAAAAGCTTCTAAGAATAAACCAGTGTCACCTCTTTCCATTAGAGCATATAATATTTCACTAGAATAGAACAAGGCTCTCACCTTGGTGTTATCAGGAAACACCCAACGATGCCAAGCAGATTGTACTTTCTCAGTGCCTTGCCACAACCAATCATAAGCATATACAACATTCTTATCTTTATCAGTAATAACAAAGACACGATTGATATTTGTACTAGCAATCATGTGAGTGATATTACCTTGAAGTAGTTTGTTAACATGGCTTGTGATAGGTTGTGCTTTCTTGGTATCACTGTATGAGTCTGTATAAAACTCACGTATACCAGAGTAAGCCCCTTCACTTGTAGCAAACATAACAGAGTCACCTGTAACTACTGGCTTAACTCTGTTGTCTACTTCAAAGGTGGTAACAGGTCTAAGCATTACATTACTCTTAGTGAGTGGCTTGTCACCTGCCATAGTGAATTGGGATTTATCAGAAAACAATACTGTGTCACCATCAAGTGTTACAGCATGTTTCAATTGATATACTTCACTAGCATCTGAGAATACATCAAAAGGGTCAGTGTCAATTGAAGATACTACAGTGAATCGGAAGAAATCAAAGAAGCGAGATGTACGTGTAGATATCACCGCCTCTCCTGCTGTTACACAGAATCTATTTTGAACCATAAACATACCACCTAAAGTCTGTGGTACTTCTTCATCTATAAAAGATGGCATAGGGTTAGTTAAATCATCACCAACGCTTCTATCTTCCCAATCACCTTGCCTTATCTTAAACTGAGCAATACCTTCATTAAAGCCTATACGTTCTATAATGTAAGGCATTGTTCCTTTATCAAAACCAAGTGTAACATCTGCACCTATAGTTTCTTTCCATGACACCAAGTTACCTTCTTGCTTCTCAGCCTCTAACCAGTACCTTGATTCTGGTTTACTACCAGTAGGCCACACTTGCACTTTATAACCTTCTGGTGCTCTTGATGGTAATAAATCAGTAGATGCTACTTTATATTTAATAGCAACCAAGTCTTTACCTTTAGCACCATCACTGGTTGTTATGGTATAAGTAGTATCACCATCTCTCCTAGTGATAACAATAACAGTACCATCTCTGCTTACTGTATATTGATCTACTTTATCCCATTGTTGTAAGTTCTCAAACAACAACTCTGCAATTCTTTCTGTGCGAATAGTAGATACATGCCAAGCTTCTGAGCCATCTTGGGTTTCATAAGTGGCTGCCACTTCACCATTGATGATAATCTCATACTTAGTACCATACTGACCAAATGCACAATACACAAGAGATGTTGCACCAACTTTAGGTGACTTCTCATCTCTTGCTTTTACAACCTTACGCCTATTAAGTACAAAGGTTACATCAGCAATAGTCATAAACTGCACATCTTCACGAGGATTAACAACCTCCGCGAAGTAGGTCATAGGTGCATCTTGAGATTGAACCGTACACTCACGTCCTTTCTTATCAAAGATGCGAGGTATAGCTCCTTTCTTCATAATAAAGAAATACTCTTCATCACCATCACCTCTTCTGTAATGATGCGTAGCCATATCATCTGTACCACTTTCCATTAACTTGGCTATATGCTTAGAACCCATTCTGGTCTTGGTTCCATCAACAACATCAGGAACCATATTAACCATATCAGTACATTGACCTTCTAGGCGCACAGCAGGTGGTTGTTGAGTAATACCTTGTATCTGTCTCCCTAAAGAACCTTGTACTTCCATATTACCTCCAAGGTCTAGGTGGATAATTGTCGTAAGGATTATAAGAGAAAGCAGGGACATTATTAGAACCGCCAGCCATAATACCAAACATACGCTGTGTTGGATTGTGTACCAACATGTTATGTCTGCGTTGTGCTGATTGCTCACTTTGTACATCTAATAACAATTGTTGTGCAATAGTCTGATGTACTTGTAGCTTTGTCTTATCTGCATCTTTAGATGTAATGAATTCAACTGCTGATTGATATGCAATAGCTTGCATTACAGTTGTAGGTAAATGTTCATAAGGTAACAATACAACTAAGGTAAGACTCATGAAGCCATCTCTGTTAACGTATCTACGCATATCAAATGTGTGACCTGTAAGAGAATACAGCTTACCTGCACGTTGTGTCATGTTAACCTTCATGTCATTTAAACCATAGCATTGGTACACAGCTAAGCAGTTATTAGGTAAATTAACTTCACCATTAGTATCAGGTTTAAGTTTCCAGTTAGGTTCACGATTAAACCACCAGCCACCACCTTGTTTATACTGAAAACGCTGAGAGACAATATCAATTATCTTACTTGCATCTTCTGCATCAAGGTCACCTGAGTCCAAGGAGTCAACACCATCTCTACCGATAGCTCGCATACATAAGTTAACAGCCTCAAGTTTTGTATCTATGATTTGAAATTCTGCTGTACTCATAATAGCAGAAACATCACTGTCAAATGAAATTGGCATTCAACCTCCTAAGCAAAAGAACCCTGCCCCGAATTAACGAGACAGGGCATGTGTATTACTCTGTTGGCTTCATAGCAGTTGGTTTGATGTCATTAGCAATGACTGCACGAACAGCCGATACTAGGTCATCAGGGTTAATTGCAGGAGCAGAAGCCGCCATAGCTGCCGCAGCACCACCTACAGTCTTAGTGTAGATAGCTTTACGTTGAGCACGGTTAAGTACTAGTGTATGATCTGTTCCTCCTTGAGAGCTTGCTGTACCATCAACTTCACGTTTAGTGGTAACAACAGACACAGCTTCCCAACGGTCTGGGATGGCACCCTCTGACATAAAGGTATCAATGTAATAAGTCTTCTCTTTCTTCTCATAGAAGATATCACCAGTTACATCAATAGAACGACCAACCAATAACGCATCTGCTGTAAACAGAACAGCAACAGCACCATTCATATCAGCAGTACTATCATAACGATAACCATTATCCTCATTAGACAGCAAGTGGTGTGCTTGAGCTTGCTTGAATTTAGGGAAACGGTTAGAAGGGATAACAGGGCAGTTGTAAGAAGATAATACGAAGCCTTGGATAGTTGCACCAGACTGGCTAATAGTATATGTCTTATCAACAATGCGGTCTGCATCACGTAGGCAGTTGAAGTAAGCCCAAGGCATTAAGATGGCAACATCGGAGATATCAACTTCTTGCTCTAATTGTTTCTCTAATGCCAACTCAACTGCTGCCATTACGTACTGAGGATTAATTAAAGCTTCACCTTCACTTACCTCAATATTGATAGAGAAGCCATGACCTTTAACGCGAGGCTTAGAGCGCTTAACTTCTGTGTTAGACAAGCCACCAAGAATCATTTGCTGAATTAGCATTTCATCTTCCATACGTTTTAACTGTTTAGCTTGGTTAGCTGCCAGTTTAGGTTTCAGGCTATCAATGTCGCCTTGTACATCATGTAAGTGAGCAACAGTATTACGGGCAATAACAGTGGCATCAATTACCAGTTGGTTCTTATCTGCTTGAGTGCTAGTTGCAGCGGGTGATTGGCCTGGAGCTAACACTTGTAACTCAGTCTCACCTAGGTATTTATTGCTGACTGTATTAGTACCTGTTACTGTTTGTACATCAAAGTAACTCATGATGTTCTCACCTTTCAGGTATTGTTCATTAACCTTACCATTGAATTTCTCAATGAGTAGGCTATCTACCTCACCAGAAGAGGAAACAGCAACATTAGTCAGATTATTAGGTGTGCTCATGTAATCTCCTTATAAATCAATTGATAACAAAAGGGAGTGACTTCTCCCTTCTATAGTGGTCTTTAATTAAGAATTAGAGGCCTCGCGCCATACCTGCACGACGACGAGCATCTAGTTTAGCCTGATATTCTGCGGCACCTTTACGGTCACCACGGAACTTAGAACCAATCTGTGCAACCTCACGAATGTATTCCTGTGCAGACAATGGAGAATTATCTCCTTCATCAGAAGCAGGAGTACCTTGTACCAGTTCAACCTTATCATCACCTTGTGCTTGCTTACGACGAGCTTCCAACTCACGTACTGCATACATTTGAAGGTATTGGTTACCAGAGTCCATAACAGCGTTAAAAGCTGTTAGCTCTTCATCGGACAAAGTAGATAAGGCAAACTCTTCTAAGCGAGTCCAACCCTCATCGCCCCCTACTTCTTTGGCGATATCATTGAAGCGCTGAGTATTTGCTTGCTCCATCTCTTTGGCCTTAGTTGCTTCATTCATGAAGAACATTTCATTCTGAGCTTTTAGGCCAGACAAATAGGCATCAACAGCAAACTTACCGAAAGCATCATATAACTTCTGCTTAGTCTCATCAGATAAAGAGAAGTCACCATCTTTAGCGTATAGCTCAGCTATTAGCTCTTTGGCATCAATGCCTTTCTCTTTTAGCGACTCTTCAACATCTTGCGGGATTTCAATTTCGACTTCATTCCCACCGAAGTAATATGTCGAATCTTCTGTTCCTTGAGGCTCTTGCTTATCATCTTGTCCATTTCCTCCAGTATCTTCTCCTCCTGAGTTTTCATCACCTTCTGGAGCTGGATTACCCTGAACATCATCAGTAGAACCAGTGTCATTACTATCGTTGTTATTAACATCTTTTACCTCCTGAGTATCAACCTCGGTAGTGGTACTAGTATCTTGTGTAGTTTCTGTATCTACAATTTCAAAAGCCATTAAGCCTCCTGTAAGCCTTGCTGAACTACATTAGGAATAGAATCAGCTAAACCTTGATTAAGTTGTTGCTCTTGCATCTGCTCTTGTAATTGAGCTTCCTCCTGCCTGATTGTCTCCTCATCTTTGAGGAAAGGTAACTCAGCAGATATTTGTCCACGAATCCAATCCATGTACTTAGGCCAGTCAATAGCACGTTGTGCTTGCTCAGGCCATTGTGCAGGTAATGCTACATACTGTGCGAAGTTTGCCAGCTTGTCTAATTCAGCCATGCGTCCAAGTGCTTCTATACCTGTCACAATAACAGGGTCTATTAACTCAGTAGTAAAGTTGCTACCTAAGTCTTGTAAGCCCCACATTGCAATAGGTGTCTGCATTGTCTTGGCGAATAAAGAATAGACACCACCCATTGTTTGTTCAATCTCTAAAGCATCACGCTGTATTTCCACCGCAGTGACACGCTCAGCGTCTCTTCGTGTTAAGGCTTCCATCATAAAGACTACACCGATGCGTCTTGTGTACACCTCTAGTACTGCGCTTATTGGCGTAAAGTCTGCATACTTGCCAAGGGTAACAATGTGGATATCTTCTTCAACACCAGTGATTACTTCACCTGTACCAGATTGTACAAAGTGTTCGATATCCGTTTGTGCTCCCGGTCTTATTAAGTACTTGATGTCTGCCATAAGAGCTGCACCGCGTGCCACTGCCTCTGACAAGAACTGAATAACAAATAGGTCACCTGAGTAATCCTCAGCTAGAGGTCTTCCCCAATCTTCACCATAAGAGCGTTTCCATGTAAGCACGATGAATGGTAACTTCTCTTCTTTAACACGGCTAACTTTACCAATAGGAATATCATCGGCACTTTGTGAGACTTCCCACATACCATCTGGTTTCAGTGTAGCATGTGTATACAGTTTGACTTCATCATCTTCCTTACACTTCTTACCTTTCATACCAACTTCTATAGCCATGCGAGTGGCAGGATCAAAGGTGCGTAGTGCTTTCTTTTGTAACATAATGATGTCAAGTAAATTACCACTTGTATCGCGATTAACAACATAGTGATTCATAGGAACTGCACAGATGTTACCTTTCTCAGGTTTGAATAGTAAGCAGTTACCAGCTACAATAAGATGCTTGAAAGCTTCTACCATGCTAGACCTGAATTGTCTTTGCTCAAGACTCTTCATTGCATTGGTTTCTACTTTAGCAAATAATGTGGCAAGCTTGGTTTTATCCACACCACTTTTTGATAACGCCTCTTCACCTTTCTCAGTAAGGTCTACACGGAAGAATGAACGTTGTGCAGGGAACAGTACTTGTGCCAGCTTATTTGCTAAGTGGTTAGTTGCCTGTGCTCCTGTACCTTGCCACCCATTCTGTGATGAGGTGTTATCACCTTGGTCGTTCAAAAGATAAGGTAGAGTTAACTTAGCATAGCCTTTAGCTCTGTCTAAGAATGAACCACGCTTAGTGGCAAACTTCTCCCACATCTTAGGAATCTTGGATTTCTTACCAGCCAGCGTCATACCATTTTCAGGTATCATTATACTTTCAAGCTAGATGCGACTGGACGCACTAGCCCACGTTTACCTTTAGCACCAGTACCACCTTCTTCCTCTTTACCTAATTGTACCTCTTCGGCACCAACTTCTTGTTGACGCTCTAATTGACGAGCAGGTACTTTGGTTTCAAGACGAGGTGCATCTTGTGCTAACCCTATTGCTTTAAATGCTTTCTTTACTACACTCATGATTACTCCTTACCTTATGGTTATACACTGAGCCAAAAGGTTCAAACCCTAGACGTTCATACATCTTACCTATACGTACTTCATTAATACCAGAAGCAATAGACAAGCGAACCTCAAGACAACCTTTTGACTCTGCCCAAGATTTGTAGGCTTTAATTAGACTATTACCTATCATGGTTCCACGTTTCTCAGGTACAACATAGAAGATATAATCACTTGCTACTTTGTCTGGATTCCAAGGAGCCATCATATGAGTGGTAGCCCAAAGAAAGCCTACTATCTCTCCATCATTAACACCAAGCCAAAGGAAGTCATCATCTTCATTAACTGACATACAGAATGCATTAGCACACATATCTACATTCCAATTGGCTGAGTGGTATTTTATTTTCTTTACCTCTTCTTCACAATACCTATTGCCTAGGTTAAGTAAGAAAGGTATATCAATGAAGGTTGCAGGTCTAACCATTATTGCACCAAGAAGTTATGTTTAATACAAGATAAGATATACCGCTTACATTCATCCCACACTAACTCATCATGGGTCTTGCCTTGTTTAGCTGGTGAAGCTGCAAGTATTGTCTTCTCTAATAAATCATAACCTTCTAAATTAATAGTCGGTTTCTTCTTCTCCTGAGCCATATAGTTCCTCCACTTTAGAACGAATAGCATGTACATTGATACCATACTCTTCTGCATCTGCAAGTAAAGTAGGGCTTGGTTCAATCCCACAAGATAAACCTTCAAAGATTGCCTCTGCTGTTTCTACTGCCAAGGTTGCTTTCATTGAATCAAACATAAAGCACCTCGATTGATTTAGGTTTATCAAATGATATATCCCAACCACCAAAGTGGCGTAATTTAGCTTTTCCACTAATGAAATCTTCTAAAGTCTCTTTAGCCAATACAAGACCATCTTCATAGTCATTTGTTGATTCTTGACCAAAAGGATAAAATTTATCTCCGTTTAGAAGACCACACCATGTGTCTTCACTGTCTACTAATTTAACTAATTTAATTTCTTGAATATTAGACATCTGGTAACTCCTTATCATGACGTAGCTCGCCCACCTTCGGCAGACGTAAGTTACCTTTGCTTGAATCTTGCAAAGCTTTAACTGTAAATATCTTACCGATAGGTTGTAGTTCGCCACCTTCTTGTATACATTTAAACATAAATTCAGCATCATCATGAGTCCAGCCTTTTCCTAACATGGCCTTGACTGTCTTACCTTTATGCCATTGAAATACTAAGTTTGCAACTTTACCTTTGTACTTACCTTTACCTTCTTCATATCCGATACATAGTAAGTCATAAGTTACACTGCGCACTATCTTAGTTTGTCGCCAACCTTTGTGACCAGCTTCATAATCACAATCCAACTTGAAGACGGCACCTTCACGACCAGCATCAATCTGCTCTTGAGCAAATGATTCTACTTCTTCTTCTCCCCAACAAGTAGTGTAAGGAAGAATGTTGCTCTTCTGAGTCTTAATGATTTCACCGATACGGCGTGTCAGTGCCTCGTGTCTCTTCAAGAATCCTGTATCAGTCTCCCCTTCAATGAAAGCTTTGATAGTTAACATGTCAAAGAAGTCGATGTATAATTCATCTTTAATTTGTTGACCATGAAAATCTAATTCAAGCTTACGGTTAGGATTGACTACACCTGATAACTCTTCAAGATGAGCAAGACACAATGTCTGTAACTCACCAAGATAAACACCAGCAGGAAATGATTTAAACTGTTCTTCAAGATGTTCAACGTTAGCCAGCTTCAAACCAGTACGTCCAAAGATACCTACTTCACCATCACGTACTACTGTGGCAGAAAAGATACCATCACGTTTAACCTGAGCAAACACAGGGAATGTCAACTTACTAGCTGGAACTTCCTCTCTATGTTTCACAAGCATTACTGGTTTAGCACGATGGTCTTCTGGTAGACCTAAGAATTCGAAGATGTTCATTTTACCTCCAATAGGGATTCATAACCAGATAAGATAGAATTAACTGCTTCATCTACCTTACCTTCTTCAATCCTTAAATCCATATACCAAGCATTGTCATGCTGTATATTTAAGTAAGAACGACTATCTCCATCAAAAGAGTAACCATCTCTAAACAGTCTTACAATCATTACTGTTTCTCCTGCATAAAGAGCAGGCACTAGTTCTTCATTAAAACCACCATCAGATAATATTGTCTCATAAGGTTTATTAGCTAATACAGTTTGTAACATTCTTTGACCAAAATAGTCTTTGCCAAATAAAGGCTTGCACCATACCTCTGAGATATGGATAAACAATTTACGAGGAGACAAACCACCTAAGAGTGTATGTGGTACTTCTTTGGTATCACGGTTATTATATAACTCACAGAATAAATTAAAGACATCATCACCTAATACAGACTTAGCGATATCCCACATAGGTTTCTTCATTTCTGCTTTCTTAAATACAGGTGATACTTCAATAATCCTGTTTGCAATAGTATCTTTACCAGCACCAGCAGGGGCATTTAATACTAAAATCATTATGTACCTCCTATTCACTATACAATCAAGGGCAACATTCAGCTACCCTTTGTTCTATAGTGGTCTTTAAATAACACCAATCCACATACCATCACTATTTGTTTGCATAGGGATAATATGAGGTACACCCTCTAAAATAACCATACAACCTAGTGCTGGCTTGTATTTAGATTCTTTACCATAAGCAAAAGCTAATGAGTCTTCATCAATCAAGCAACCACCTTGAGCCGCCCAGTATTGCTCATGAGAGTTACTAGCATACTCGATAGACATCTTACCATGCAAGTGTCCACATACTAAGTTAGTACGCTCATGTGCAGCATCTGCTAACACAGCGCCAGCAGGTTGATGCTTAAATGTAACTTGTTCACCATTAGGTAATTCTAATGTATGAGAATGTTTCCACTCCCAACGCTCACCACCTCCATTAGGGAAGAAGACTTCACGATAAGTGCGTAGATATTGAACAGGAATACCATGCGCATTTGCTTTACGGAAGTGAAGTGAACCATGATTAGAGTGGCAGATGCGCATAACAGGGAACATTGCATGTAACTTACGCATGAACACACGAGCCTTCTCTAATTCTACACCAGCAGAATCTAAGTTAGGGTCTGAGTCGTGGAAAGACATAGCATGTTTATCCGCTTCATCACCTAAGTGAACAACACAATCAGGTCGATACTTAGCTGCCACCGCTGACAAGAAGTTAAAAGTATCAGGGTGTTCATAAGGTGCATGTGTATCTGGTATTACCAATATACTTCTATTATCCGACTCAGGCAATAACTCAAGAGCCAAATCCTCATACCTATTAGGAGTACGGAGTGAACGTTGCTCCTTAATTCTTTTGTTCTCAGGAAGAAGTGTTGAATAGTAATCACCATTCTTCTTGGTTGTTTTGAATTGTCCATGCCAATACCGTGCAAGTTGTCTGGTTATCTTCTTGCCAACAGGTTTGGCTGATAAAATCTTAGCCATCTCATTATAATTGACATTCCCCTTCTCATCGGTAGCTAGTTCAATAGCAGACAATACCTCTGAGTCTTTGTATAGCGACCGTAACTTAGCCACCTTTTACCTCCTTCTTACGTGCATAAGCTAATCTTGCTTTCTTATTACGAGCTTCCCTTTTCTCAGCCTCGGTCTTATGGTTATGGTAGATGCGGTCAGTTTGTGGTGTTTGATGCTTCTCCCAATATGCCAGTAATTTCTTTAGCCATTGAATCTGAAAGTAACGATTATTACCTGCTTTACCATAACCAGATATGACATTTAATATCTTACCTTCTGCACCGTTGCAACCTCTGCAAACAACTGCACGACAAAATCCTGTCTGATGGTCATGGTCTAGTACACGGTTTATAGGTGTGATGGCTTTAAGACTACCACCACACAAAGGGCACTTATGTTTCTGTGCCTTCATTAACTCTTCTTTATATGTAGCAACTTCTGATGCTTTTAACTTGGTAGCCATACTGAATCATCTCCCCATATAATAGGGGCTTTTATCTGACCCGTCCATATGTCACCAGAGAAACGAGACATGTAGTGCTAGTCTACCACACTCCAACATAAGGTCATAAGCTGTACCTATACGATAAGTTCCGTCGAAGGTTTTTAAGTTTAACCTTACCATAACCGAACTTATCCTTATAACGCACCTAGCACTTTCATGTACAACTCTTTCTCTGTCTTGCAGTCATTAAGTAATTCAAAGGCAAACTTAGCCCCGTCTGGCCCTTAATACCTGCATAGTTATCTAACATTATCACCTATAATCATTTGAAGCATAGAAGAATTTAAGACCGAGCACCTTTCAAGTCTTTAACTTGACCATTAGGTCTATATCTTAATTCTAACCTAACCCATAGGCTACTACCCATTTCAACTCACCTTCACTAGGATTGAAATGCCAACCTACAACAATCATTAGGTCTTTATCAGCAGATACAATAACTGTATTAGAGAAGGCCTTGTGTTCAGGACTACCAACTTCAAACTCTCCACCACACTCTTTTAGAAATTCATTGTGTGCTTTCCATTGTTCAATACTCATGAGATCATCTGCCTCATCACCAACAGCAAGTGTTGCACCATGCACAGTTAGTAGATGCTCTCTCATCTCATGAAAGAAAGGTGGCTTCTCAGACTTACGTGTTCCTTTATAAACTTGAGTAAAGGCTAAACGTAGTCTAAAGTTTGCATCAGATTGTGTTAAGAAGATGCGAGCAGAATCACACTCTGCTCCGTACACCCATGAGTTTAGTAAAGCATTAACACGATCACATGCTTGCTTACACTCAGGTGTATCTTTGATACTTTCACACTGACCAGACTTAACACGAGTAAGTGCTCGTACATACATCATCTCATTAATAGTGTAACCTATAATGTAAGGTAACATGTCACCATCTACAAGGGCTACCTTGTTACCATCAGTAGGCCATATGATTAGATTGTTATCTTCTGATACTGTTGCTCCAAATTCAAAGTTAGGTCTTGACACTTAGGCCACTCCTTTAATATATCTTGGAGCACACACTTTGGTTTTCTTTTAGGTTGCAAGTTTACTATAATTTCTTCGGTATGAAACAACTCTGCATCTAGGAAAACATAAACAATTATTACATCTGATTTGTAATATCCACTGTAACAATGTTGTGCACTCCAACTTAATCTTTCTTCAATAGTCGGCATAATTTATTCTCCAATAACTATTACACAAAATACCCTGCCTACATTAAGCAGACAGGGCAGGGTTAATTAAAATTCTTCTTCTTCCGAAGTCATTACAGGTGCAGTTGATTCTGCATCTACTGGTGCTTCTTCTGCAACAGGAGCTTCTGCACTTACAACCGGCTTATCTGCTGCAACCCAATCTAAATACTGAGCAACAACATTTGCTTTACCAATTAAAGCTTTCTCAGACATAGTAGGAAATTGTGCTTTAGCAAACTCAAGGCCTAATGAGAAGTTACCCATGCTGTCAATTTTAGCTTGTGCTTCTTCACGAGTATCATAAGCTTTAGTGCCAGATACTAAATTACCATCAGCATCAACAACAATAAATGATTCAACAACTTCTAATTTACCAGCTTTAACAACACGGTTTGAAATAGTTTCGATAGTAAACATAATTTAATTCTCCTAATTAGTCGGCTGAATTGCCATTAAAATTTATCTCTTCTATAGTGGTCTCTAATTAAGACCACCATTCTGTCCAACAGTGTTGGACAATTACACTTTAAGAATAGTTGTCACTTGGCGAACATCTTCGGCAGGGATAGAAATTCCTGTACGTGTGCCATTACAGCCAGCGCCCACAAAGTTTACAATATGTTGTCCTTCACGGAAGATGTAGTGCAGGTCGCGCTCTTGGCCTTCAACAAAATACAAATGCTCTTTGCCTTCTAAAGAAGTCTGATGTGGCTGATAATGGATTGTGATAGATTCTACTTTCATTTATTAAAACTCCTCGTCTGTGTCCATGTCTGCTGGAGCAGGTTGATTCTGTGCTTCTGGAACCTCTTGTGGAACCGATGCACCTGTGTCTAATGATTGCTTATCATCTGGCTTAGCATCATCTTTGGCCTTAGCTTTCTTCCACTCAGGGTCAGCCTTACGTGCTTCTGCAATGATGTCTGCTACGTGACTACCTTCGACAGATAAGTTCTTACCACGAGTTGTCTCATTTAAGAAGTACTGACGTACTAAGTGAGCAGGGATTGCATCAAGCACATCTTTGGTTAACTTATCAAAAGTGATATGGCCTAAGCATTCAATGCCTTCTTCTTCCACTTGCGCAATAACAAGTTTCTTAAGTTTATCAGGCATACCAGAGAACCCTTTCCAGTTAACATACTTGAAGGTGCCATCTTCATTCTTACCTGCTTTCTCATCACCAACCATTGATACAGTAAAGCATTCACCGATGAAATCATCGAAGCCACCAAGTAATTCTTTAGGGTCAACTGCATTTAACAGCTTAGTTAATGTAGCCTTGTCACCAGATTTCAGGGCAACCGACATCCACTGTTCCATACGAGAGCCATCTTCATTCTTATCATCATCACCCATAAGTGTTGCACGAACAAGAACAAAGTTACAAGGTTTCTTAACCTCAGTTGTACTACCTTTCTTGAAGATGTCTTGGAAAGAACCTACGTGAATGATAGCAGAGATGATAGCTTCATGGTCACCTACATCAGGATTCTTAAATACACCACCTTCTGTTTTAGCAACTTCTGCACCAAAGTCAAAATTACGAGCCATTACTTATTCTCCTTATTGTGCTTCTACAATGATATCAGTTGAACCAGATGCAAACAAAGTTTGCTTACCCCGCTTAACAAAGATAACGCCGTTAGGTGCTACCATCATTTCTGCGTTTTCATACTCTCGGAGTGAACCTGTTACTGTATTAATTACTGTTACTTTCATATTTAATCCTATAATAAATTAGTTTAAAGGTAATTGTGCTTTAGCTTTTAAAGCTGGAACAACTTCTGCAAGATAAGATAACACATCTAAATCTGTGTAACCTTTCTTAAATGTTTGATATCTACGAGCCATGTAACCATTACAGCGAACCTCTACGATAATGTATAAGCTACCTGTACCTTTTACATTCTTAATATCAATACCAATTAATTTATCTTTAGATAAGATATACTTTTCATTATAAAACATTATTAATCCTTAGAGTTAGAGTTTAATTGAATCCACTTAGTGTACATACGACCTATGCGTTCATTACAAACATTAGGTACAAATTGTAATGTTTCACACTTAGGTTGGTCACCATCATGACACCATTTGATTTGCTTACTTTCTAAATCAAACCATACCATATTCATATTACAGTCATGACGCTTAACATGTTCTTCAATAGTATCTGCTTTTGATAATAAGATATCTACTTGGCAATTATTCATACTTACCTTAAGGCATGAATAGAACATAGCTTGGAATGAAGTTGGGTTAATAACCTCACCTTCATGTAAACCATAAGATTGATAAAGTTCAACCTTAAAACCTAACTGTCTGAAACGGTAAGCAATATCTTCAATCATACCGTGGCAATAATATTCACCAGCATCACCCATACAAATGACCGCATCATAGTCTTTAGGTGTAACACCATAAAGAGTATCACGAACACAACCACCAACCAGTGTGACAGTTTCCTCAGTAATACTATTTAACATGTAATTTATTTTACTAAGTGATTTATACATTTTAATCTCCAAAGTTATTCTTCTATAGTGGTCTCTAATTAGTGAGTCTCAGCCCACGATGTACCAATCTTATATTCACCAGCCATAGGGCAACGCATCTTAAGATACTGGCCAGCCCATGTCATAGCATCGGCAATGATTTGACCAGCACGATGATATTTACGCTGGCAATGCAACACACCATTATCAGCATCAACGCTAACAAGGTTAGCCGCAGACCACATACGACCTTCTGAATCCACATGAACACGTTTCTCCTCTACATCGAACACAGCTTTCACTGCCTTCTTCTCATTCTCAAAACCTTCTAAGGTAAAAGGTAATGTGTAGTTTAAAGTAAGTACTTCATCTTCATTAACTTCCATCTGAATCTCATCATGGACGTTAGCTACACCAGCAGGGTCACCATACTCATCAAGGCCTACACCTTCTTTTCTCATATTAAAGAAGGCACGTACTAAAGCATACTTCATACATAAGGAACCTGTCATTTGAAGCAAGACGTTTAACATAGTATGCTCTTTAAGTTCGCCATTCTGCATACGGATTCTTCCCCAATGTCCATCAGGTGCTTGAAGATAACCATACTTATTACCTTGTGACACTACATTCTCTTTGAGTCTAGCCAGTGATGGTAACTCAATTTCAAAGCGAGCCACAACTTCCTTCATCTCTTCCTCAGAGATACCACATACCGATGCAAGGTTAGGAATACCTGAGCCATACAGGAATGCATAGATAAATGTCTTAGCCATATCACGCTTAGGCAGACCAGCTTTTAATTGGTTGTGTGTATGGATATCACCATGCAGTACGATGTCTTGGTATTCAGGGTCATTCATGAAGTGAGATAAGACACGTAACTCAAGACCTGCACCATCACAACCTAAGATAAGTTTACCTTTACCAGCTATGAATAAATCACGAAGAGGATAGAGGCCACGAGCGGGAATATTAACAACATTCCGATGACGCATACGGAACGTAGAAGTACCAATACTAATAGCAATAGCTGGAACACGCCACTCTCCATCATCGACATCGGACGTTGGCCACTTACCATATCTTTCATAGAATGTTTGCGCATTGATACCTAACTCTTTGTTGAAGGCACACGGCACAAGACCACGACACTTTCGTGTACCAGCTTGCGAAGGCCACGTTCCTTTCTCATCGAAGGTTTCCACATCACCACGGTTGAGGATTTGACCACGACGGGAGACGAGTATGTACCAGCTAGCGATACCCAAGCACCAATCTGGCACTGACTTACCATCACGCTCGGCTCTTTCTTTCCATACTTCAATTGACTTCTCATTAATCTTACCGCTCCAAGGTTTAGGAAGAACACCATACTCATCTAGGTGGTCTTGCTCTGTATCATTGTAATCAACACCACGCCAACCGTGCTGATATAATACTTCCTTAACAGTATCACGGTTACCTAATGGTATCTCTTCAAAAGTAACAGGAGTATAGGCACCTATCCATTTAATCTCTGGTGTGTCATTTCTGTTACCACGCATGTGTGGGAAATCTTTCTTGACAGTTGCCGACCAGTCACCAGATTTAGTTGTTGGTGACCAGACAGTCTTTCTATCTCCCCTTCTTTCAACATGTATGAATGCATCATAGTCAAGGGAGACTCCAATCCTGTTAAGCATTGAGTATTCATTTGCTTTCTCTACTTGTTCCTGTTTCTCATCAGGTTTAAAAGGTTTAGATTTAATACGCATTGGCATATGAGGACGGAAGCCAGCAACAGTTGCATCTATCTTCTCATCTAACTCTTTACAACGAGCTATTGCCTTATCCATGTCTAAGCGGAAACCACGTTCAGCTTGTCTTGACATCTCTAAGGCCACGATAGATTCCATATGGAATGCTGTCTCTACACCAATACCTGTACGCTTATTAACACCACGTTTCTTGTGCTCAGTCCACTCATTATTATAAAGCCATAAGAATAGGTCACGACCAATCGCCACGTCTTCACGTACACGATGCACCATGTGGTCAGTTAGTTTAGACCAATCCTCATTCTCAGGTTTATATCTACCTATGCGAATACCATGTGCCTCAATAGAGTGAGGTGCAACATTGCCCATACCTTTGGCATAAGCTTGTGGTGGTAATCGTCTGTCAGGATTAAGCATACGCGACATAACCAATGTGTCCATAACACGAATAGGACATAGGTCAGAGCGTAGTCTATCCTTACCACGTTTCTCTGTGTAATTAAAACCTTTCCATATCTCAGGGAATGCTTTCTCAAACAGCAGACCATCATAACCTAAAAAGTTTTGTGACACTATAGCTTCGCAGTTCTTAAGGAAACGTACACCATCTTCAAGAGTACCATCTTGATGACCTTCCCACTCAACAAGTCTCTCTCTTGAATTAGGGTCACGTTCATCATAAGGATTGAAGAAGAGAAATTCCTCAGTGGTTAGTAAGTCCATACAGCAGATAATGTGTACATCATCATTACCTTTACCATAATGGATAGCATCTAGTAAACCTTTAGCTTCCGCGTCCATTACTAGTATGCGACCTTTGGCTTCCTCTACCCAATTAATATCCTCCATCATCTACCTCCCATAAATCAACATCACGGTCAGGTTCAGGTAGCACAAGACCTAACTCAGCATCTCGCTCTGCCCTTTCTTGACTGTCAATTGTTTCATCAGATACTAAATGATGTAAACCTAATGCTACTTTAATCATAACTAACTCCATTCATTTATTAATTAGTATGATAGAAAGCTGTCCAACAGTGTTGGACACCCTTCGACTTACTAACTATTTCTTACGCTCACTTTCTTTAATGATTTGCTCACGAGTAAGGCTGTTCTTCTTAGCCTCGGCTAGTGTCATTTGTGCAAACAAGAATGCCTGATTAGTTACATGTGCTTGCATATCTTCTTTGCCATCTAAGATAGACAGACTAATTTTATTCTTCATCTTCATGCTCCACAAAGAATTCACCAACATATTTATAACCAAAAGTTTCCTGCCACATTTTATAATCTTCTTCTGTATCTTTACCTGCATACTCTTGATGCCAGACAGAAGATAACTTAGCGCAACTTATTGCATGATGCTTATCATAACCAAAAGGTTTAACACCAAATGGAGTGACAACTGCGTACATTAAGTCACCAACTTTATCTTTATGAATTAATACTTTATTCATTATACACGCTCCACGTATGTTTCTTCTGTAACAATAGGATTAAAGGTTAGAGTTGTTTGAGTACAAACAAAACCTTTGAGGTCAAGCTTCTTGATTAAGAACATAATATTATCACGCAAATGCATAGTTGCTCTACCTTTAGGTGTTTTATGTTCAATAATAGAATGATCAAGGTCACTAAAATCAATGACTTCATTATGTTCAATCATAGCGTTGCCAATAATACATAAAGCTTGCCCAGTTGTTTTACCTAAAGCACGTGTGTTGAAATTAATAACACCTTGAGTATTACCATAAGCTTTAATCATATCACTTTGTGTATAACCTGTAATAATATTACGGCGTTCACGTTTAATCATGATACGTTCTGACTTAGGTTGCTCTTTAATTGTTTGCTTAACCGACTTGTATTCATCAACGAATTGTAATGAATGATGTGCTAGGTGTTTAAAGTAAGTACCACGACGACCATCTTGATACAGAACAAGCCACTTGTCACCTTTGCCTTCATTGATTTCACATTCAACATAACCAATCATACCTTTGAAGGAAGAGTGTTCACGAATGTTACGTACTTTGCTACCTACATTTAAATTTAATTGATACATAATAACTCCTATTGATTGACTAATGTATTTAATAAGATTGTCCAACACTGTTGGACAACCTGATAAAGACACTAACCAACAATTAACTGTGCTAAGTAATAACTACCTTTAATGGCAAGAGTTAATACACCAGCAAAGATATAATAATTAAATACCTCACTCATGTCTGCTTTGTTCAAGCCAAACATTCTATCAATAACAACAGTTGATGCTAAGAATAATAAAATAAATACAATAAGTGTTAACATTAAAACTCCTCAATTTCATCTTGTTTGTTTTCTTCTATAGTGGTCTCTAATTCAGGAACTTCCTGCTCTTTAGGAACACCAGTATCAAATGACTTAACCCTTGCTTGTGGTTCAACTAGACGACCTGTAGCAAGATCTCCTTTAAGCATAATCTCTGTTCCTGTGTAAATCCCTTGGTCTCTATCCTTAACACACGATATAAATGTTGTTGTTCTCTCATCAAGAGATTCAGCCATGGTGTTTCGCTTGATACCAATTGCATACGATGCCCAAAATCCGATAGCTCCACTACCACGGAAGTCTGACAAGAACACATCACCGCCTGCCTCATGTGGTGTGCGTTGACCACTAACCCTTGTAAGATGGGAAACAAGAAAGATGGTAACTTTGTGTCTGTCTTTGATTGTTCCAATGCGTTTAACACATTCGTCAAGTGCTCCAACCTTTCCGCCAAATTGTCGTTCATCTAATTTAATTCCTGTTAAGTTATCTATGATGATATTGCTAATACCCATAGCCTCAAATTCTAAACATGTCTGCTCTATCTTTTCCATAGAGTAGTCACCTTCAAGGTCTGCAACAAAGAGCTTACCTGTATCTGCTACATAGTCGATAGCTGCATTAGCTTCTTCTTCTGTGTAATCAAACACCTCTCGGTAACCGTCTTCTCTTGGGTTATTGCAAGGTGGTAATTCAATACGCTTATCAATCCACTTACCGATGAAGGCACGAGCCACTTTATTGTAAGGGTCTTCTGTAGAGATAATACCTACAGACTCACCGTGCTCCTCTATCAAATGCTTAACAACCTCACGTAGAAACTCTGTCTTACCTACACCAGAACCAGCACCTATTACTATCAACTGGTTCTTACGAATACCTAGTGTAATCTTGTTAAGCTTAGGCCAAGGCCATGATAGACCTTGTTCTGGTCTTGCCTCCTTTAACTTATCTCTTTGAGATGCAATAGATTTTATCTGGCTTGCAAATACTTCATCGGAAGACTTAGCGTTAAACCAAGCATCGACAAACTCTTTATGTTTGCCAGCCATCAAAGCCTTGTTAGCATCTTTACAACCAGAGGGGTATTCAATGATGTAGGATTTACCAGCAAACAAACGAGATGCTTGTTGGTTAAGTTTCATTCCTACTTCATCATTATCGAAGCCCCATATAATCTTCTTGAATTGAGAGATATGTTCACGGTTAGCTACAATCTCTTGTAAGCAAGCTTCACCTTTATTGATAGACCATACATGATAAGGCTTACCTTCCCATTGTGTACCTTTGGCAGAATCAAGTAACATCTGCTGAGATGCAAGGGCATCAAGTTCCCCACCTACAATAAGTAAAGTATCCTTGCGTCTGCCCTTGTCAAGGAAGGCTGTCATTGTATGCATACCAAATAAGTCTTGGTCACCAAAGAGTTTACCAAGATGACCGAAGCGGAAGTCTTTAGGTAAGGTACGACACTTAGCACCTACTAATTTACCTTGTTCATAACGAGGATAGTAGTGCCTGTTTACCTTCCCTTCTTCATCGTGCCCGACACGGACATCATACAATGCGCAGATGTCGCCACGTATGTGACGAGAGATGAGGTTCTTGCGTTTAAGGGTATTGAACCACTCCACGTCAAGCTCCCACTCTGCCTTCTGCTCTGCCCTTTCTTGTTCATTCATTACCTCCCAACGGTCAGCCATACGCATACCGCCAAGGGCAATCGCACGTAGTTTAGGGTCTGCAATCTTCCCTTCTTTCTCCAACTCTTTAAACTGAGCTGGCGTATATTTGATATTACCATTAATAGGTAACTCTGTTATCTCGATGCCACCTTCTGGCTTATGGTAATAAGGTCTGCCATTGTCATGGAAGTGACCACGGTTACAATAACCTGCACCATCATCAAACACCATAAGGTGGTTACCTGATTTATCATGCCCGTTCTTTTGACACATTGGGCAAGGTAGGTTGTTAATGATAGCCACATTAAACCTCCCACATACGCTTCATGGAAGTACCACGCTTAGTCTTATTAAGCTTACGGCCTTTCATCTGCCCTTCTTCCATGTCATAACGGTTGCTAGATTTACGAGTTATCTTTTCATAGTTACGCATAATAAATTCCTTAATGAAATAATGTTATATCTATACTGGTCTCTAATTACCTAGGTATTACACTTTATTATAGAAAAGAAGAGATAATAAGGTAGTTACCTGTATAACCTAGGTTACCTATAATTACCTTATTACCTATACTTCCTAATACTACCTATAACTACCTAGTACTGTCCGTCTCCGACGGGGTTGTTCTATAGTGGTCTTTAATTACTTTGTCCAACAGTGTTGGACAGATTATTGTTGGACAGAAACAGAAAAGGCAGACCGAAGTCTGCCCTTGTTGTATATTATTTAACCATTAAGCGAATACATAATCTGAGTTTAAGATTTCTCTTATATCAAAAGTGCCTTGCTCTGGAACTTTGATACCTGTATCAACTAGCCATCTCTCCTCATGCTCTTCTAGTAACTTCTGTAATACATTGGTGTTCTCGTACATCTCCACCATTTTATGGCGTAAAGAGTCACGTAGAGCTACTGTGTTATCTGCATGTGTGCCAAATGAATCATGAATAACTGCTATTGATTTGATTCCCTTATCTACTAAGTCACATACTGTCAAGATTAAGTGGCTTGCATCGTGACCGTGTACAAAGTTTGGTGCACTTGCTCCACTCATTGCTGTTTCATCTACTACGTCAGTATCTACTTGTAAGGACATACGGATATCACCCATCAACATAGTGCGAACACGTAGCATCTCAGTAGCCATAATCTTTTGTTTCAAGATAAAGCCAGTTGGTAATGTGTACTCTAAACCTTCATTGCGTTTAGATGCATATCTTGCAAGTTGCTTTATCATACGCATTGCTACAATAGGAGCCTTAACAACTTCTGAGATAGAAGGCCATATTAAAGCTGTCATGTAGTTTAATGCATCACGCTCTAAAATCTGCCCTTCTTCCTTGTCACTAACGAACGGGTGAACCTTGTTAGCCTTGCGGTTTTCTGCAATAGCTCTTTTAACTTCCTCTTCTTCTAAGGTAATCAAATAATCTTCTACAGACTCACGGCAAGTTATACGCGTAGAACCATAGGGAAGAGTCATAACGGGCTTTTTAGTTAATCCCCTTGTGATACCTACACTATCCCATGAAGAGGCCATAGCACGCAATACAGCGCCTTGTAGATGCATAGAGCCAGAAGTCATGAAATCTTCTTCTGATGCTTCCATGTTCTCATTATTCTTACGAATAACAACCTTTGCCACTTCCCCGTAAATGTCTTGCGGTGCATCTGATGGCTTAAGGTTAACAGCGCGAGCACCTACTTCATCTTTTAACATAGCGCTATAGTGTTGAATACCTGAGCAAGAGCCGTCCTGATGTACTGGTAAGTGAGTTTTAAACTCGTGCGCTCTTCCTTCATCAACTAAATCTAAGTAGTTTGCATATTCAAAAGCCCATGCAAGGAATTGATAAGGAGCATCAGCACCCACCCACTGAGTGAATGTTAATGGGTCACTGGCTATATCTCTGCACATCTCTTGGAAGTCTTCTTGTAGTACATTATTTAATCGTACATCAAAAGTTTTCTTATCCCAACCCCAAAGGTTAGCACCATTAATGCAGAACCACTTCAAATCTTCCACAGAATTAATGCTACGCCCTTCTGTGAATCTCAATAATGATTTACCTAAGTCGTCGCTTTGTGGGCTTAGCGTGCTACTCTGAGCGTATACGCGAGAACGTGAATCCATAGCATATACAAAGTATATTGCATCAAACATGCTATATTTGCGCGCTTGTCCTAACATTCTAACCACCGAAGCAGATTTAGAACCTCTCTTAGTTTCTGCTGTGTATAGCTTGGCACATTCACCTTTCCAGTGGATAAAGGCTTGCCATTGCTCATCACTTAACACTTCTTTTAACTCTCTACCTCTTAGGTGCTGGAATTCAACAGGCACAGGATTAGCTGGCTTGTTATCTTTATCAATTAAAGGTTTGAAGTGTGGCACACCATAACCAAGGTCTAATCTTACAACCTCATCAGCTACGTTTAGAATATCTTTGTTAACTTGCCATTGTGTATTTTGTAAAGCATTAATAGCTTTGTACACTTTCGGCATCTGCTTTTGTGTTAACTTACGTACATGCTCGCGGTCACCTTTAACAAGACGAATGCGACTAGCTACTTTCTCAGTATGGAAGCCACCATTAAAAGGAGATTTCCAAGGACGAGGAGGAACAACACAAGGTGCATATGCAGGGCTTAGTTGCGCTACATGGTCTTTAAATGCACGTACCCATTCACCAATATTCTCAGATGTCTGTAAGAAATATAATGTTTTCTTATAACCCATAGTGCGAATAGTACGGAAGAAGACAGGTTCACCATTAAAGAACACAGAGTTTTCTAATATCTCAAGTAAAGTAAGACCAATATTTAGTAATTCCTCTTTACCCCAAGGTATCCAACGGTCTATATCTTCGCTCTTCTCAGCAAGATTCTTTTCAGCTACTACCATAACTTTATGACCATGTGCATATTGTTTAGAGCGTGAAGCTTTAAGACTTGCTTTTACTTTCTCAAAGTATTTCTTAGCTTTGCCTTCTAAGTTAGAAAATCTAACTTGGTCTTCAATACGGTCAGCTATACTCATAGCTATTGATTGTAAAGTGACGTCTGTCTGTATCATATCCATTACTACCTTCATAGTAATATATGCAGACACTTCATTTTCTACACAATTTAGGAAAGCTAAAGCACGAGGAGCACGACCTATCTTGCCTTTGTACTCTTCTTTATATGCCTGAATACCTTGTGCCATAGGTGCGATAAACTCAGAGATAAGCTTACGATTCCATGCAGTATCAGAAGCATTACCTGCCTGTAAATGTCTTTGTTGGTCTGCTTCGAATCTACGAATGCCACCGTTAAACATTTCATTCTCTAACTGTAATTGAATTTCTTGTAAATCCATAACATCACCTTATTTACAAAGTAAACATACTAAAACGGGCTAAGTATAAACTCAGCCCGCTGTATATGTCAACTTATTTTAGTAAATCTTCTACTGCTTCTTTGATGAAAGTCCATGCTTCATGACCTCCGCCATAACCTAACTTGACTAGTTCACGTTTAGCCTTGTTAACTGCTGTTTTCTTCGTTGCTTCTTCTGCTGATAAACCTAAACGTGCATACATGCAGGAAGATTTAAACTGTGGCAACATAGGCGCAGTGGCTTTCTTTGTTTCTCTCACACTGGATAAGGCGATAATACGCTCTTGTAGCTCTCTGTTCTGCTCTGTGAGCGTTTTAATCTGCTCAAGCAAGGCTTTCATAGCCGTATTATCCGCATTCTCTTGTGACTCGATAGGTTGAGCTTTAGGCTCACTGACATTTTCTTCTACATCTGGCTCAAAAGGAATTTTGTTTTCTTCTTTAACCTCTTCTTGTGGCACAGATTGTAATTGTGCTGACTTCTCCTGTGTTTTCTCAGGTTCGGCTTGTGTTTCCTTAACCTTAGTTTCAGGCTTGCCTAGAATGATATTTAGGCTGTTTGTGGTAAGGTCACCACGTAACGCCAGAACCTCAGCACGGCGCATAATGTCGTTGTCGTCCATGTAAGGAATAAGAGACAACAATACACGCATTGAGACTTTCTGAAATGATTCATTGTCTTTGAAGTGAAGAGAAACTTTCATTAAGTTAAAGCATTGTGACTTCTTAATGCTGAATTCATTTTCAACCCATGCTAGGAAGTCTCTTTGATTATCAAAGTCGCTTCTTGCTTCATTCAACAACTCACCTATACGTAAGTAAGATGCACCAATATTGTCAAGTAATGCATTAACTTCATTTCTGATTTCATCACGTAAAGTAAGAGCTTGGTTATTCATAGTAATATACCTTATGTTGGTTAATTAATAAGTTTCACAATGCGCCCACAGAGACGCATTAGGCTACTTATTACATACTCTCTAACTTATTTAGTGCCTTAGCTGTTATAATAAGTTGTTTTCTGCTTAATAATTCAATAATTCCCGTCTCATCAACCACTACAAAGTAATCTTTCTCACTATGAACATGATAACCTTGAGCTATTAAGGTATTTATAGCCTTACTAGTGTTCTCTAATTTGATGATTAAGCCAAAGAAAGAAGCCACAGCAATTGAACCTATGATAGTTACCATAATTTAAACCTCATTAACTAGTAAATTTAATCAGGCACCTCGTAAGATGCCTTGTTAAATCAACTAAATAATTTATATGTTGTGCCTAGTACTTCTTCTCTCATCTGGGCGAATTCAAGTGAGCAATGTAATGTGATACCATCAGAGAAGATAAAGTTATAGTGCTTCATTAGAAAGTCTCTCCTGTTACTGCTAAGTGTTCAATTTGAGCTTCATCAATTAACTGATATTCACCTGATGTAATGCGTTCTCTGATAATCTTAGCGCTTGCATCTGTGTTCAAGTAATCTTTTAAATATTTTAATGTAGTTGGTGAGTAATCCCAGTTCTCACTTAAGAAAATACGCCCGTCATATAACTTAGTAGCAATCAAAGAAGAGTAACTTTGAAAGACTGTACCGTGAGCTAAGAACAATTTAAACTGATTAGCTACTTTGTTGCCGTTACGTGATGTAAAGTTTTCTACTAAAGCCATGATTAAATCCTCATTAATTAAGTTAATTTCACAGTGAGCCACATCAGCGACTCACTAGGCTATTAACTCATACTTACATTATCCCAAGTCCAAGTAAGCGGATTTGATTCTAGCCATTCTTCAAGGTCTTCTACATTGTCACCTAAAGCTTCACCAGCTTGCTCTGTTTCAAAGAATAACTGATTAAGTCTTTCTTCTAAACTCCAATCATATCCTTCGTGCCAATCAAAGCTAAACCAATTATCTTTGGTGTCTAGCTCTTTCACACTTCCATCATAATAATGTAGCTTAATGATAGGTTGAAATGTTAGATATAAACATTCTTTGTCACGCTTGAATGTATCTTTAAGTACATCTTGAATATAGTGCCATTTATCATATGCACACTCAATTTGATATAATGCATTGTCCATAGTGTTACCATCAGGATAATACATAGTACCTTCAATGTTGATTCCCATAATAAATGGATAATCACTAGGTTTATTCGTCCATGTTCTTTTAAAGTATACATCTTTCTCAGCAGATAATAATTTAAAGTGTACATCGATACGATTTAACATAGTTAGTTACCTCTTAGTTGACTGATAAGTTACAATCAGCCTACCTATGTAAGATAGGCTTGTTCTAACCTATCACCTCATTTCCATATTGTTAAAGAGCTTTACTTCATGTGGTTAAGTGTATTCTGTATGCCGTAGCTTGTCAAGTATTTATTTAAGTGTTGCTGTTAATGCTTTGCAAATACTATAAACCACAGAGCCTATTGTGATTGCATAGATTGATTCAATATTAATATATAATTCAAAACTACCTAGGATAATATCCATAATGCACCTTAAAACATTTTAAATGGAATTATATCATCAAACTCAATGCTATTTTCTACAAGCAATTCCCGTAGTGTCTGCTCTGAGTACATGCGTTCAATTTTAACTACATACATCTCTTGGTCACCATTAAGGTAATATGTTCTGCTTTCAGCTTCACACCAAGAAGACAAGAGTTTAAAGGAAGCATAATCTGATAAGTATATCTCGTAAATCATTTTGCGTAACCTTCATCAATGAATTTATCATATAGAGCTTGTTCTTTCTTTGTTAAATTATTAGTTAAACCAATAAAACATAACATTCATAGATAACCCTTAGTTCATCATCAGTGAATTGCATGTTGTACCTCATCAAAGATAATGAAGTTAGCAACATCACCGGAGTAAACCTTACGATAACTCATGATTCTATCAGCGCCTCTTAGAACTGCTTTAGGTGTTCCATAGCTTCTCATGTTAGCAAGGTCTGCTTTGGCTTGTTTCCATGCTTTCTTAATGTAACGCTTCTTAGCTTTCTTGGCTAACAAGATAGCCTCAAAGGTTTCATATCTAGCACCGTAGCACATTGCATATTTAGCAGTTGTACGCATCTTATTTAGTTTCATGTTATACCTCATTAATTATATTAAGTAATTAACTACGGCATACATGAATACACCTAACCATATTGTTAAAGAACAATGTAGACACTAGTCTCTTCATATGCCTTACTAGCTGGCTACTAAGGAAGTCATTTCCTGTCTACGTGTTACATAGTATAACACTAAGATTAGCTTGTCAACACTTATTTAATTACATTGTTCTTCTATAGTGGTCTTTATGTCCAACATGTTGGACAAGGTAGTTACTAGGTAACACTAAGGTAGTCTAAGTTATATCATGTAGGTTGTGATAGGTAGGCATCATTTAGTACACTAAGCAAGGCATCAATTGAGGTGTTCCCTCTCTGCATCTTATTATTTATTATTCTTTATTGCTTGCTTCCAGCAAGCTACCTAATTGCATCTTACAAGCTTGCTTGTGTCTTAACTAAGGTAACACTAAGTAAGCCTAAGTACATCACTAAGGTTACACTATGTTGTCTCTATGTAGTTTACTAAGTTATTCACTAAGGTAATAGCTAGGTAGTCATTAAGGTTACACTATGTAAGCCAAGGTAATAGAGCTAGGCAAAAGAAACAGAGCTAGTCACAAACAAACAGATAGCCCACGCCCACACAGTCTGTCAAGCTTGCCCACACATGCCCTCAGAACGACTCAGAGCCACCCTGTGCCCTCCTTGTGTAACACTAAGTCAGTCGCTAGGCTAGCCCAATTGAAGCCCGTGCCAGCCCTCTCCTTCCCTAGGAATTGCCAGAGCCACCCTATGGGGGCATTCGCGAAGGGCGAAGGGCGAGA